TACATATAAATTTCAAACTCCATCAAAACCAAATCCACATGAATTATTATTTAAAAATGAAACATTTGAATCGTTTAATCCAAATCCATCACCTAGTATATGTGGTTCATCTATGTTTTATAATAATACAAGGTGCCAAGTTAAAGATATAACTAAACAAACATGTTGAACAAGTATTCACATATGTAAGAAAATAATATGCGTTTGGTTAAGATAGATTAAAAAAGTTTAGATAAATCTCTTAAATAACTACAAATAAAACCGATACCATAATATTTTAGTAAAAGAGATAAAAATTTATATTATGAATCCATAATTGAATAATAAAGGAATAAAAAATATTAAGAAAAAAAAGAATATCACTATTATTTATGAAGACATTCAAAAAAAAAAGAAATAAAACAATTAAAAGAAATAAAAATAAACCCATAAATAATCGTGTTAAACATGGTTCAGGCAAAAACAAAACAATTAAAAAAGTTAATTGTAGTCCAAAACGAAAGGATGAACTAAATGAATTTAGTTGTTATACAAACAAATCACTTATTAAGTTAAGGGATCGTTGGAATGCTAGACATCCTGACGTAAAAATTAGTTCAAATTCTCCAAAAGAAATTCATAAACAACTAAGTGAATATTTAAAAGATATATGTAATAATGAAGCCTGTTGGTTAAGACAAAAAGGTGCTTTTGGACCAGTTGAGAACGAGCTCGGTGATTCTTTCGCTCCTGAATCTCCTCCAGAATGGAAAAAAAATCCAAATGAATGGTTATCTAGTACAGATATTATAAAAGTTATGAAACAATATGAAAAAGCGTATAAAAATTTTGATTTTATCGGACCATCTCCAATTGATTTTGATACAAGAAAATTATATGGAGAGTGTGTTTGGGAAGAGTTATGTAATTTTAGTCTTGAAAAATTAATAAGAGAAGGGAAAACAAAAATAGGAATAATTTTTAACACGGACCCTCATTATAAACCTGGTCAACATTGGATATCTATGTTTGTAAATATTAAAGACAAGAAAATATTTTTCTTTGATAGTACAGGAGACCCAGCCCCTATAGAAATAAAAAAATTAATAGAGAGAATTAAAGAGCAAGGATTAAATCTTAAGCCAAAAATTACTTTTAAGGTTGACAGTAATGAGGGTATTGAACATCAATATGGAAATACCGAATGTGGTATTTATTCAATTTTTTTTATAGTTCACATGTTAGAAAATAAAATGACTGAACATTACCTAAAAACACACATACTTAAAGACGAATATATGGAAAAATTTAGACATATATATTTCAATGATTCGTTATAAAAATATATAAAAACACGATCGTATTATTATATATTTAAATGTCATTGAAACAATTTATACAAAAAGATAATATTCAAATGTTATGGGATGTTGTAAGCGACGAAGATATTTTCAAATTTCTCTCACCAGATATTCAAAGTAATGTTTATAATGTATTTATTAATAATATTCAAGGTTTTTTTGAAGTTGAAAAAACCAAAACAAACTCACTTGTAGATATGAATAAAAAATTTATTCTTCTCATTCTTAATCATATTAGAAAAACATATCCATATCAACCTAATAAAATTAAAATACACAGTGAGCCTCCTATTAAACAATCAATTACATATGAGGAAATACAAAATGAGAGAAAATCTCAATTTGATAAGGAATTTTCAAAAAAACAAGAAGAATTTGAAGATTTTATGGTTGTAAAAAGTCCACCTTTGCCAGAATTTACTGAAAAACAAACAGATACCCCAATTAAGGAAATGGACAAAATTCTAAAAGAGATGCAGGCACAGCGCAATTATGAAGTTGAACAAATAAATAGAAATTATAATAGCATTAATAATAATCCTAATAATAATCCTAATAATAATCAACTTGATAATTGGCTTAAACCTCAAGAAACTTCAGTTAAAACTGAAAAATTTCAGCCTCAAGAAATAAAATCAGAAGAATCACAAAATTATAGTAGATTTAAATTTTTAAATGAAATAGAAGGTAATTTATCACTTACAAATGCTAAAAAAAATGTATCATTCAGTAATAATGATCAAGTGAATACATTTGTATCAGAACCAATTTCAGAAGATGAAGATAATGGTTTATTTTCAAAACTTAAAAAGGTCAATATAAAAGAAGACAATATAACTCTTCAGATTAGTGAACAAACAATTAATGAAGATAGACTTGTCAAGTTAGAAAGAAATATGATGAATTTAAATGAAAAAATGGATAAAATACTAGCTTTATTGTCAAATAAATAAATATAGATATTTTGACTAATAACCAATCAAAATATCTAGTAAAAATTATAATAAAATTTATAATAAAAATACTCCAATAATATTAGAATTATTATTTGTTTACTAATTCTTTAAATACCTTTTTTCCATCTTTATTTTGTTCAATAGTACCAATTTGAACAGGAATAATTGATGGGTCTTTTAGCGCATCTTCATAAGATTTTTTATCATATACATTTAGTACATCAGAATTAATTCTACGATATACATATTCAACCCCATTAATAGTAACAGGTTTGCCTGTCCATTCTATAGCTATTTTATTCGCTTGAACAGTTGTGTCATTTTGTTGCTCTGAAAAATCAGGAACATAAGAAAATTTATCGATGGAAGGGTCACCGAAATTAACACATTTACCATTAGAATAAATATAACAATCAAATGCGGATTCTTTTATGGCTTGTGTTAATTGGTTTGTTAAATTAGCCTTGATTTCAGAAATCTCGAATAAGTATTGGTCACTTGTCAAAGGAGTTTTAGGGAGTGATTTACTTAAATCCTTTCTCTTTAGTTCAATAGCATCATCAGATTTTAGTTGAGCTTCGCTAAATACCATTAGATAAACAAATACTTCCACAGTTTGTAGTGCTGGTGGTAAATCTTTATGACTGCAGATACGTCTAGCACGACCGATGACTTGTTCTGATCGCACAGGATGCCAATAAGGATCCATTAAATGAACATAACGTGTATTACGTAAGTTAATACCCTCGGAACCAGATGATGTGATCATAAAAACTTTTATAACTTCACCCATGTTATTATTTCTGTATTTAGATTTAAGACTAGAACCAATACTATCAGGGATATCATCCCATTCTCCGTTGTAAATTTTACGCACAATTTCTTTTTCTTCTACTGTTTCAGTTCCAGTATATAAAGCATAAGTTGGTTTGCCTTGATCAACTTCAGGAATATTAATTTCCCATAATCCGAGAGAATTCTTTTTAATTTTAAATTGTGTAAATCCATTTTTATTTAAAACAAGAGTGAATAAACCAATACCTTCTGCAGTTCTAAATTGACTATAAACTAAATGTAATCCCTTATATTCTGTATCTTGTATATTTTCAAGAATATGTAGAAATTTAGGGCTATAAGTTTGAAGCGCTTCAGGAGTAAAAAAGTCACTAGAATGTTGTTCCATATCTTTTATTTTGTTTTGTAAGCGTTCTATGTATGTAGTACCACCAATATCTTGTAATACTTCATCTCCTTCTATTTCACCTTCACGCTCATCTTCTACATCTTGTTTAGATTCAACTTTTTTACCCTGTTTTAATGCTGCTGTAATATCAGTTTCTCCTTCTTCAATATCTTTTTCTTCATCTCCTTTTTCCTTCTTCTTCTTTAAAGGAATTGGTCTATCTGGAATAATAAAATTACAGAATAGACGAGAGAAAATACGATAAGTTGATGATTTATCTTCATAATCTTCTGCCATGGCTTGTTTTGGTTTCTTTTTCTCCAATTTACGTTCTTCAACACGAGCACCCTCATAAATTTTAAATTGAGTATCACTCATTGGAATACGAATAATATGATAATCTACACCAAGTTGTTTATTAAATTTAGGTAGTAAATTTTCTTGAGCACTTCTAAAGTAAGATGATAAACCTAAAATTCTACGTTTAAGAGCATCTGTATTCTTAAGTTTACGTTCCGTATCATCAACATATCTAGCAATAAATTCATCAAACGAATCAGGTAATGCTTTTCTATATTTGATTTCAATTCCGTCAGGAATAATATCAATATCATTTTTTCTAAGAATACCTATGATTTTTCTCTCAAAATCGTCATCTGAAATAAATTCTGTATCTAAATCAATTTCACCGCTTTCAGAACGTTTATTATTTGAAACACCCTGATAACCTGAATCTTTTTTAATTTTGTTTTTAAACCCAAATGGATTTCTTGTAATCGTTAACATCTTACTGGAAGGTGAGTAATCTAAATAATCTAATGTCTTCTCTCCAAGTAACATTTGTTGAAGTGATTGTTTGTCAATTTTCTTGTTGGTATTGATAACCAATGGTATTTTCCATGTCTTAATATATCCTCTTAAAATATTGAAAAGAATTCCGAATTCATTTGGATAGTTAATAACAGGTGTTCCTGAAAGTAATATAATTCTTGCATTTTTTGCACTTAATAACATATCATATAATTTTGTTGCCAAATTTAGTGGTAAACGTTCTTTTTCTCCGCGTTTATTCTCAGCAATTGGTTTTTCTTTTTTTAATTTATTAACAATTCTGCTGATAAAATTATGTGCTTCATCAATAATAACAACATTATTGTCAAAAATATTCTTAGTATATCCACTAGTCATCTCTCCTAGTCTCTTCTCACGCAAACCATTATAATTTATGAATTGATATTTTTGTTTTATCATTTCGTTTAATTGTTCTTCTAAAACTTGCTTACTTGTATCACTTAATTCATCATAGTTAGATTTCTTTTTAATATTGACAAAAAAAGCTCCACCATGCTTGCGTATATATTCTTGTGGCAAGTTTAAGATAGCAGACATTGTCGTAAGCGATTCTGGATATTGATCAATAGATATCCACTCCCAAAACTGATTTTTCTTATATAATAAATCACCACATTTTTTCAATTCACCAACATAGTTAGCACGTAAAGATGCTGGTGTCATAATGATTACACTTTTTGAGTCCTTCATACCTTCAGCAATAGCAATACTAGTACAAGTTTTACCTGAACCTAAACCGTGATATAAAAGTAGACCACGATATGGTGTATAAAGATTCATATAGTCTCGGACAATCTTTTGATGTGTTAATAGAGAGAAATCAGATGAAGTTTTACCAATGGTATCACAAGATATACCTTCTTTATTTTCTTGTAATTCTCGCTTATATGGTTCAAAAAGAGAATTAATAAAATTTACAAAAATCTCTCTATTATTCATAATATAACTTCCAACTTTAATATTAACTGGTGGTAATTTTTTTGGTAAACGGTTTGTTATTTCAGTATCGCCCATTTCAACAACAACTTCTGGACCTAATATAGCGATACCTTTTTCAGGCTTTTCTGTTTTTCTTTTTTTCTCCTTTGGAGGAATGACTGGTATAACTTCTTGTACTTCTTCTTTAAATTCAACCTTCTTTTTGGACTTTAAAATAATTTCTTGTTCCTCTTCCTCTTCATCTTCAATAATTAATGGTTTTTTAACTTCTATTTTTTTGGCTTTTTTGACGATAGGTGTAGGCGCTACTGGTTCAATAATTTTTTCTTCAATTTCCATAATAGGTTTAATTGTAACTTTTGTTTTTTTACTTTCTGCTAATTTCTTCAATAATGCTTGTCTATCGTAACCAAGATCTGTTTTGTCAATAATTATAGGGCGTCCAGTAGGTTCTTCACGTTTTGGTTCCTCAATATTGATACTTACTGGTAATATTCCCTCCATTTGCTGTATTTCTGAAATTTGTTCACTTAAATCTATAACACCTTCTTCTAGTTTCTCACCGATAGTTTTCTCTTTTTCTTTTTCTGTTCTATCTATAGGTTTTCTAGATTTTTTCTCTCCTTTTATAACAACAGCTACTCTTTCCCTTTGTTGTATATTTGGTTTTATCAT